CCCAGTTTGTTCCCGTGATGTTGCTGCGACAGACTTGTCTGTCCCTTCATTGTCGGATGCCCTCACTGCAGGTGAGGATGTTGTCAGTAGAACCCAGAGATCTTCGATTTCTGGCGCTCATACTGGACAAATTTGTTCGGAAACGCGGCCCAATATTGCGCAGAGACATGCCCGGTCATCTGTGCCTTCTCCTTCCATGTTTGCTCTCTTATCGCCTGCTCTCTCGCCCAGTGAGAGGAAGAGAAACTATGAGAAGATTATGCAGGGATTGCAAAATCTTCAGATACGAGATAGCTCTCCAGATGAATCGGAGAGCAAATTTTGTGAAAACGAAATCGTGAAGTTGCCCCGTGATCTTTTTGATTACTATTGTAAATATGAGCAAAATTCTGATTCAGACACAGAACTTGTCTGGATCGCTGTTGAGACTTCTGACGATGAAAGCGAAGGCTCCTTTCAGGATTTTTATCCTGGCCTTCGTCCGCAGTCTGGAGTTATGAAACGTATAAACGTTATTGATGCTCAAGTTCGTCGTATGTTTGGAGAGAAGGAAGTTTCATACTTTCAATTCTTGTTTGACTTCGGAATTCTTGTTAGACAGATTGTACAGTCTGACAACCGTAGAGATGTGTGGTCTTTGATCTACATGTTTCTCCGGGCTCAGGGAGTTGCAGGAATTGAATCTACGCTGCTTTCATTTATTGTTGCACCGTTCTTAAAACGTCGTCGTCGTATAGTAGCTCAATCTCTATCAGATCACATTGATAAAGCCGGAGACATGATTGAATATATCTTCGATGGCACCTTTGCTGATGCTATTAAGAATTTGTTCATCAGTGCAGCTGTGTTGCGCTTTTGCGATGCTTCGATGGCTTTCAAGATTTTCGCTATTTGTGGACCCCGCCCCAAGGGAACATTGTTTGATATTACACGTGGAGCATTGAAGTCACTGGCAATTGTGGTCAAAGCATTCGAAGATATGGCTGAGGGTCAGAAGGATTTTCATGCCATTTTCTTCGCGAAGGATCCGTACATTATGGCTCAGCAGTCTTATGCGACTTTGTGTTTTCAAAAAGACAGAATTCGTCTAGGGTTGAAACCGAGTGAAGGAGATGATGGCTTGTTCGACCGAACGCAATGGCTGATCAACGCCTATCAGTTGAAGACATACTTGGCTACTAAGATTAAGAGAACCGCACAGAGCAAGCCTCAGTATCTCACTTTGAGCACTATGTCCACTAATCTCGATCAGTGGATTGCAGATGTCAATGCCGTTGCTGGAGCGACTTATCGAAAGACCCCCGCTGCTGTCTTGATTTATGGAGAGCCAGGTGTAGGTAAGTCTGGAACGTTGGATGTCACAAATGCAAGTTATTGTGAAGTTCGCGGCATCAAGTATGATCCCTCACTCGTGTACCACCGTCAGAAGGAGTCCGATTTCTTCGATGGTTATGTAGCGCAACCCATCGGACATTGGTCTGAAATGGGTAGTGAGAATGCAGAGATCGCCAAGAAGCAAATTGACAAAATGAGTGTCGAATTGACTTCAGTCATTGACTCCCAGCCTATGTATGCGAATCAGGCAGACATTGAGCGTAAAGGAAAGGTCATGATCTCATTTGAGCTGGTCGTTGCTGATACCAATAACAAAACTTTGAACTTCCCTCATAGCGTGGACAATCCTACTGCTTACTTGAGGAGATTTATCTATGTTACCCAGACCGTCAAAACTGATGTTCGTAAGGATAATGCAGTCGGAGTTGATCAAACGAAAGCTGCGGACAAAGTCGTCGCGGGCAGACACAAGATGGACATGTTCTGTTATGATATTGAAGAAGTTGTTGTTTCCAGTAAGAAAGATTATCGATTTGTTAAGAAGCGCTTCACTGATGACAAAGGCGTTGTTAGAGATGCTGCCGGATTAGATATCTTTGAGTACGCTCACGCTATGAAACAATTTTTTCGTGAACACATCACCAAGGAAGAACTCATGTATGACATGAGAAGGTCCGGCGAGATGTACGAGTGTATCAAGTACTCCAGTGCAGAAGCTTATCGCAAAGCTATGCAGGAAGATGAGAGTAAGGTATCTTGTGGATCGAAAGCCCCCACTGCGCCACCCTCGACATCCCCTAGCACTTGTTGGGATGCTTCAACTGACAATGTCTCGACTATAACTTCAGTTTTTTCTGTAGGCAAATCTCTCCGTTCATACATGAGTGGTCTCAATGCGCCTTGGTTCACCGGTGAAAGTGCCAGTGTTCTGTCTAAGGTCACAAGCGATAATGGTGGAATGATTGATTCTGTTGAACAGTTGGAAAGAATCATAGAAAGCACTTTGGAAGAGGAAGATGACCTCAGGATTGAGAACACTTTGGTTAAAGCCCTCCAGACACCCTATGGTCTTGTTGATTCTGCTGATGAGAAAGGCTATGAGATTGAGTCTGATGATGCTGTTTCCTGTGTTACTCGAAATCGGCATGACGAAGATATGGAAGGATCCTGGAGAGACTTTAATGTGAAACCCGAAGCAGATCATTCACAGCTGAGGCCAGTTCCGCTTGAAGAACCGCGCTGTAACGTTGAAGTGAGTGTGAGAGAATTCGAGAGGTGGAAGAAGTTCGATGAGAATGCTTATCTTTACTACGGACACCGTGATGGTCGACTAACTCTATTTGGAACAATAGCTTTCTTTCTGTGGTGCGCTGCGCCAGGAAATAAGGCAGCTTTTAGGGCCATGTTGTCAAGAACTAACTTTGCGCATGCACAAGTGGCAGAACTTTTTACTATCGGTGAGGACCAGATGGTGGCACCCTATTCTGCATTTGATAACACCAGAGTCAAGATGTTGCGTCTGAAAGTTTTTTCAATGTGTGATTTCTGTGTTCCACCGCCTACATTTGCAAGACGATTTGAACAAACGCGCAGCATAGTTACTAATGGTTTCTCTGCTGTACTGTCTGCTGGAGCCCTCCTCAGTGAGCGTCTCATGGTTCGATCCTCTGCTGCTTTGACTTCACTTGGTTTGTCAGCTTTGGGTGTGTGTGCCTATGCTGCTGGTGGATGGATTCCGCTTACTATGTCAATGGGATGGGCGGCTGCTGTGGGTTTCTACCGTAGAGCATGTTCACAGGCTGGAGTCACGATACGAACTCGCACCCAAATGTTTTTGAGGGCGATCTACCAGGAACTTGGCTTGAACTATGACGACAGTGTCTTTCAGAGAGCACTCTTTGGAATGTCTGCTAGTGTGGTTCTCGGGGTTGTGGCAGGAGGTTTGTACTTCTTTCGCGACAAGCTCTCCATCAGTTCTAAGATAGTGGCGCAAGGACAGTTTGCCGATTACCAAGAGAAATTTGCTGTCGGTCCTTCGCTTCCACGTCGTCATATGAATTCGATGGCAAAAGAGTATGGGACCTGGGACAGAAAGATCTCTGCTGCTGCTTGTACTGCAATGCCCGATGCTCTTCGAGTTAAGATTAACCGAAATGTGAGACATATGCGCGTGGAGTTGCCTGATAGGTATTTGCGTGGATATATCACCGGTGTCAAAGGAGATTGGGGTGTAACAGCTAGTCATTACTTTGTTGGGAATGGACCTCACAAGATTCATGTTTCCTGTGATGGATTTGGAAATGAAGGATCAGACAGGAAGATTTTATATCTCCATGACACTGATATCCACAAAGTTGGTGATGATGTGGTTTTATTTCGCCTCCCAGGTTTTACCTTTGTAGACATCACTTCTCATCTTTTAGAAGGGGAGTTGTCGAAGTCTGGTGAAATTATGGTTGGCAATGAACTCCAGCATGGTGTTTTTGTCGAGTCACATGTCACAGCTGAGGACGAACGTGTAGTCATCAGGCTAACGAAGTTTTTGAAGTACCCACGTGGACAGACTCAAGCAGGTTCTTGCGGAACCCCGATCGTCTACCAACATGGCGCCGGTTCAGGATTTTGTGCTATTCATGCAGCAGGAGATGGAACGTACGGTTATGCTTCTCTCTTTGACAAGAGGAAAATTATTAATCTCGTCAGTGAGGATACAAAGATCTTGCAGGCAATGTCTGAGGTTCCTTTCTCGCGTTTCGTCAGTGATCGCCTGGATGAGGATACTGAGTTGTCGGAGGCTCACATGAAGTCTCCCTTCGTGTACAACTCATTTCCTAACATTCGATTCCTGGGGAAGCTGCCTGGCGAAGTCAAGCTGAATCACCGTTCTTTACTGGTACCGTCGGTCTTTGCACAGTCTGATACTTTTGTAGATACACTGTATGATGCCCTGCGCGAGTATCCAAAGAACCAGTATGGAAAACCCATGATGAGACCTAGTAGTGTGAACGGTGAGTACATCAATCCGTACTCCATCAATCTTGAAAAGGCCAACAAGGAGAAGAAATATCTCGATACGTTGGTGCTTGAGAAGGTTGTTGACGAACTTACTGCTCATCTGGTTTCGAGCTTGGAAAGAGAAGGAATCACTCAGCTAAATCCCCTGGATGTGTTGACAGCAATCAATGGAGATGTTCAGGATGCTTATCTGCGCAGAGTGGATGCCAGTACTTCTGCAGGCTTTGGATTTCCCGGTAAGAAAGGAAAGTACATTTGCCTTGCGGAAGATTCTGATTTCCTGCGCGTTCCTGTTGAGAGTGTTGAAAAAGTCCTGTTGGATGTCACACAAGCTCTTGAGAAAGGCGAGCAGGTGGGATTTGTGTACGTTGCTTCTTTGAAAGATGAGCCGAGAGAAATCACAAAGTGCAGGAATGGCAAGACGCGAGTTTTCTTCATTTCCCCACTACCTCTCCTCATTTTGCAGCGTATGTTTCTTTCACCCTTCTACACTCTGATGGTTCAGCACGCTCAACTCTTTTGCACTGCACTAGGAGTTGCTATGCACACTGATGGACATTTGCTCTATGAACGGTTGAAAGCGTTTTCTCCTCTTTGGATGGAAGGAGATTACGGTGGATACGACATGCAAATGCCTTTCCAAATCGGACAGGCTGCCTCTTCCGTGGTATACCAAGTGCTGAAGCGATGTGGCTACAACGAATCCGCTTTGACAATAGTAAAAGGAGTCCTTAATGAAGGGCTCCATCCGCATATTGCAATGAATGGAGACCTCTACACTGTCCCGGCACTGCAGCCTTCTGGGAAGTACGCCACCGCCGAAGATAATTCGTTGAGAGGCTTGGTCATGCTCATGTACGCGTGGTACTCTCTGCCCCCTACACGTGATCTTGATTTCTTCGCACACGTCATGCCTCTATTGTATGGAGATGATATGTTGGCTAGTGTCAAGAGTGAAGTATCGGAACACTTCAACAATGTTGTGTATTCTGATTTCGTTGCTCAGGTGTTCGGAATGGAGTTTACCACTGCACAGAAGTCAGCAGTCTCTGAGAAATTCGTTGACCCAGACAAAGCATCGTTTTTGAAGAGGACATGGAGAGATCATGACTTTTTGCAACGCAAAGTTGCTGCTCTTGATCCCGACTCTATCTACAAGATGTTGTACTGGAGACTTCCGTCCTCGATGGTGACCGAGTCTGAGCAATCTGTCATGACAATGAACAGTGCTCTGTGGGAAGTTGCGCTTCATACTGATGAAGATTCTTTCTTAAGGCTACGTGATTGGGCGAAGAAAGTTTTGATAAGTAAGTGGCCAGTTTTGGCAGATTCGCTTGAAAGTGACTTGTGCACGTACCACCAGGTATGTGCACGGATCTCACCGGAAAGCGAGCATTTGTTGAAACAGTGGAATGCAGAGCTTTCAGAACTGAAAGTCGACTTTCACGAGTTTAGAGGAATGTCTGGCGCTCAGATTCGTTCACTGGTTGCATATCATAATGATCACTTCTTTCGTGCACGTGCAGATGAATATCTCAGTGCCGCTTCTAGACGTGAGGAACTCTTATCAGCGATGAGTACTCTCCAGGTTGCTCGCTTGCGGGATGGAAAACCTGCTGTGCGATTGGAGTCGGAATTTATGATGAAGAGCGGGACTGTGTCAAGTGACCATGAAGAGAAAGTGATGAATTTGACTGACATCATGGGTGATACACCAAATCACTCAGGGTTGGGAATGTCTACTTTATTAGCTGTTCCTTCCACTCTCCAGCCAAGCACTTTTTTCGAAAGACCGATTAAGATTGCGACTCTCAATGTTCCGCTTAACGGTAGTCACAAATATTTCCTCAAGCCTTGGGATGCACTCTCTCTTGACCCTTCGGTCAGAGCGAAGTTTCGCAACTATTCGTTGTTTGCTGCTGATGTAGAACTCACCATTGAAGTTTCTGCTTCAATGTTCCATTATGGAAGAGTACTTGCGGGATGGGTACCTAAAGTGACTTCGAATGCCTCTATAGCTGGAGTGAAGACGATGAATAATCATGATTTGTATCTGTCAACACTTTCGCAGACACGAGGAGCGCGCGTGCTTGATATTCGGGAAAACAAACCTATCAAGTTTGTTCTTCCTTATATCAATTATAAGCCTTACCTGCGTCTGTACGTGCCCGACAGTGATACACCCTTGGGCTCAGCAACGTCCATTCCCGATTTTGCTACGATGGGAGAATTTTGGATTTTCGTCTTAAATCAGTTCAAAGCTTCAAATTCTACAGCACCCACTGAAGTTACCATTTATGTGTATGCTCGTTTTGTGAACGAACGTTTGGCAGGACCAACTGCATCACAGACCATAATTGTGACTGAGTCTGCAACGGAGATGAAGTCAGGACCTGTGGAGAAAATGTCTTCAGCGCTTGCCTCAGCAATGAATGTCTTGAGTACAGTACCTCACTTTAGACCGTGGACACAACCTTCGGCTGCTGTCCTTCGTGGGCTCAGTAGTGTGGCGTCAGTGTTTGGCTGGTCGGTACCGCGCATTGACAATACCATTGATGTGCCTCATTTGGTGCACAATCAACCGTATCAGAACAATGCAGTCACAATAGGACGCTCCACAGCTCAGAAGTTGACTTTTGACCCTCAGCAGTGTACTAACGTTGATCCGCGCATTGTGGCGGTGGAAGAAGATGAGTTGTCGATCAATTTCATCACATCCATTCAGTCGTATGCTGGCAAGTTCACATGGTCACCAGATGACACTTCAATGGCTACCGTGTTGTGGGATAAGGCTGTCACTCCAATGTTTGTTAATGTTGTGAGTGTAGGGTCAGGAACAATCACACATCCGACAGCACTCACCTTTGCAGCACTGCCATTTGAGTTTTGGCATGGTGAAATCGAGTTCACGTTTGATGTCGTTGCTTCCAATCTCCATCGTGGAAAATTGTTGTTTCAGTTTGAACCCAACATTGGACAAAAGGACATTATCGAAGCGTCCATCGCACTAAATAAGCAACATAGTGTTGTTATGGACTTGCAGGAGACGCAGCGCATCAGTATCTGTGTACCTTGGATGCAGCCTCGACAATGGCTCCGAGTGCCTGAGCGAGGAAACACTATTGCCTCTGTTCACGCCAACGGGTTCCTGTTGGTGACTCCGTTTACAGAACTCCAATCTCCTGATTCTACTCCTGTAGAAGTCAACGTGTTTGTGCGGTCTAAAGACATTTGTTTCAATCAATTCACTGGAGAACAGTTTCCAACCAGTAAGGTTATTCCTGAAAGTGGAACGGAATTTCCAGAAGATATGAAGTGTTTTCGTCTTGGAGAAAATGTCCTGGCAAAGAATTGCGACGTCAGGCTGTGTTTCGGTGAACAACCAGTTTCCTTCCGGTCTTTTCTCAAGCGATATGCGAACTACGTGACAGAAAGTGTGTCTTATGTTAGTGGAAATTTCTACAAGTGTTCAATGGAAATTTATCCTGCCGCTGATCCTGCCATTGGGTCAACCACAGTTGATACAGATCTTTTGTCCTACCTGAGGTTTGCATACTTAGGAATGATTGGTTCAGTCAGAAAGAGACTACAAATTGCTGGAGTGGATTTCGCGCCCACTTCCCCAATGCGAGTCCGCCTTTTGGATCCGAACGTAACTTCCAGTGATGCAAGTTTGGCGGCGTTTACACCATCAACACTTGTGTCAAACCAAGGAACCTTGGCTTTTGTTCCTAGGACTCAATCAGGCATGGAGATTGAGTTACCTTTGTACACAAGTAATTTCTTTTTGCCATCCGGTTTCAACAACAGTGCAGGTCAGCACGCTGTCATTGATACCAATTTCGACCCGTATTACACAAGTACCTACGAGGTGTCTTTCTTCCCTACAGGACAACCAACGGCGCTCGGCATGACTCTTTTTGAAGAGCACGGTGCGGCAGAGGACTTTACCCTGTATCGATGGATTTCATCTCCCTGGTTTGTGTGATTCTCTCCCAGTATCGCCATTACATCTGCACTTCGGTGTGAACGATCGCGGTCAACCTATTGAGAAAAGAGAGA